CACAAGCTAAAGTACCATCAGCTACATTCGACAAAGGTGTACAGCTTGCTAACAGACTACAATCGGGAGCGTTTCCGAATAGCCCATTAGCTAACACACTTCGTGCTCAGTTCAATACAGGCATAGCACCCGGCGGAGGATTCGGTAGCAACTTAGGTAACATAGCTGGAAAAACTGGTGTAGCTACTGCGGTTGCAGGCGGACTAAATATTGGTAGCACTGGTGGTGTAGATAGTGGAGAAGCACCAAGTAAAACTGGAAGAACTCTAGAAGCTAGAGCTAAACGTCCCGGCTTTGACTCCCTTGCTGGAGCAGTTGACTTTGGAATAGGAGCTATTACTGGTAAAGAAAGAACTGATCTTGACCGTATGGGCAAAGGCTTGTTCGGACAAGGATTAGTTACACCACGTGATGTAATGAAGGATGCTGGCATGGTTGCTGGTAAAGTTAGAGACAATCAGTTATCTATTGGTGATATCAAGTCAGGCTATAGAGATATTAAAAATATTGTTACATCAAAAGATAGACTTAAAACTATCGGTGACATGAACACCAAAGATCTGACACGACTAGCTACAAAAGGTTATGACGTAGCACGAGACAGTGCTGTTGTACAGACAGCTGGTGAGAAGCTAGGTCTTCCTTCAGACTTTAAACAACAAACTGATACTCTTAGAGATGCAGTTAAAGATCGTTTGTCTGGTGTTAAGATAGGTGATAGAGATTCTGTTTACAAAGCAATCTCTGACTTTAACAGAGACATAGGTACAGATCCTAAACTTTCATTAGCCGCACGTCAAGCTGAAGCTTTTAGATCAGGCGAAGGCACAACCATGCAAAAGATTGCAGCTGGATATCAACCGGGTGCAGCTAAAGTAAAAGGTTTAAGTGCAGCTGAACGAGGTATTGTAGGTAGTATTGGTAACAGAATCATATCTGGTAAGCAAACAGATATAGCAAGAGAAGCTATGTCAGGAATGAAAGCAGGCAGTAGTCTTACTGCTGGTAACTTGACTGGCATTGCACAAAATGTTATAAAGAATACAGCTCCCGGTGCGGGCACAAAGTCAGCAAAGAGAGCAAGTCAGATTAAGAATATAGTAACAGGTGGACGTGGACGTAGAGACATCACACCAAGCTCAATTATTAGAGGTGTTAACCCATTCAGAACTAATAACCGAGGTGGAGGAAGCACACCGATAAGAAGTACTGCACCAGCATTTACACCAAGTGGTGGAGGCACACCTGTAGGACAAGTACCACAGATACCAGCTACAGGAACAGTACCACAGTTCCAAGTACCAGAGCTACCAATTCAACAAGGTACAGATCCAAGCAACTTAGCAAACATACAGAACGAATCATATCAGAGTACATTTAAAAACTTAATGGCTATCAATCCTAACTACTCAGCTCGTTTCCGGATGAGACGTAGAGGTGGTGGTAGAAGAGGTAGCTTTAGACGAGCATTTAGTAGAAGATTTTTTAGTTAATCATGACAGCAAAATCTAGGTATGATAATTTATCCAGTGATCGTTCCCAGTTTTTGACCGAAGCAGAAGACGCAACAAAACTTACATTACCATATCTTATCCGTGGTCACGAAGACTATCAGAAAGGTATGAAACAACTGAAGACACCTTGGCAGTCCGTGGGGGCTAAAGGAGTGGTAGCCTTAGCATCAAAGCTATCGCTATCACTCGTACCACCACAGACTAGCTTCTTTAAGCTACAGCTAGATGAGTCTCAGTTAGGTGAAGAGTTTGAGCCACAGGTAAAATCAGAACTTGACTTATCCTTTGCAAAGATAGAGCGTACTATTCTTGACGCTATCGCTGCATCAGATGATCGTGTAGTAATACACCAAGCATTACAACATCTAGTTGTAGGTGGTAATGCTCTTATCTTTATGGCTAAGACAGGACTGAAGTTATACCCTCTTAATCGCTACGTGATAGAACGAGATGGCAACGGCGACGTGATTGAAATTATCACAAAAGAAAGAATCAACAAAGATCTGATTCCTAACTATGACTCAGACGCAGTTACAGACGAGGAAGATGACAATGAGATTGATGTCTATACGCATGTCAAGCGTGACAATAATAGATTTGTATGGCATCAAGAAGTCGATGGTAAGAGACTACCTAACTCACAAGGTAAGTCACCAGTCGATAGTACACCATGGCTACCACTACGATTTAATACAGTAGATGGAGAAGCATACGGTAGAGGTAGAGTCGGACAGTTTATCGGAGATCTTAAGTCTCTCGAAGCATTGTCACAGGCTATAGTAGAAGGTAGTGCAGCAGCCGCTAAGGTTGTATTTACTGTATCACCATCAGCTACTACCAAACCACAGACGCTAGCAGCAGCTGGCAACGGTGCTATTGTACAGGGTAGACCTGATGACATAGGTGTTATACAAGTAGGAAAGACAGCTGACTTCGCTACGGCGTTGCAGCACATGCAAACACTTGAGAAGCGATTGAACGAAGCGTTCCTAATCCTGTCAGTTCGGCAGTCAGAACGTACAACCGCAGAAGAGGTACGCATGACACAGATGGAACTAGAACAACAGCTGGGTGGGCTCTTCGGATTGCTCACGGTTGAGTTCCTCGTACCATATTTGAACCGAAAGCTTAGTGTGTTCCAGAAGACTGGAGATATACCACGTATACCCAAGGGTATGGTCAAGCCAATCATCGTGGCTGGTATAAATAGTCTAGGCAGAGGACAAGATGTACAAGCGTTGGGTGGTTTCTTACAGACCATAGCAAATACTATGGGTCCAGAAGCTATCACAACATACATAAATCCAGAAGAGGTAATCAAGAGACTAGCAGCTGCACAAGGTATAGATGTATTAAATCTTGTGAAGAGTATGCAAGAGGTACAAGAAGAGCAACAGCAAGCTGCCGCAGCACAAGCAGAGCAGGCTGCAATCGAAGGTACACCAGCTCTTATGAAGTCACCTTTAATGGACCCAACTAAAAACCCTCAGCTACTACAGCAACAGGGGGTTCCAGAACAACCACAACCACCACAATAATCAATGGCAGAAACATTAACTATGGAGTCTAATGTCGAGAAGACAAGTATTGAGAATCTCTCAGCAGAAGAACAAGACTCCTTAAAAGTTGGTGAGCAGATGCAAGAAGCTCAGGACAACCTACTAGCAGGCAAGTATAAAAATGCTGAAGAGTTAGAGAAAGGTTATCTTGAGCTACAACAAAAACTCAGCTCTAACCAACCAGCTGAAAAAACAGAACCTGAGCAGATAGAAGAGTCTGCTGAACCTTCTATACTAGATCGTATCTGGGAAGAATCTACTACTCAAGAAGAGTTCAGCCCTGAGCTGACTGAAGAGATAAGTAAGATGAGCTCTACTGAACTTGCTAACATGTACTTAGATTACAGACAGGCAAACCAAGGGGCAGAGCCAGCACGTGACTTTTCTAAAGAAGAGATACAACAACTACAGGGCGTAGTAGGTGGACAAGAAAACTATACTAACATGATAGACTGGGCACAGAAGACTTTGAATGAAACAGAGGTTAACATGTTCGATGCTGTCATGGCTAAAGGAGATCCACTAGCTGCATTCTTTGCAGTCAGATCTCTTGCCTACGCATACAATGATGCGGTAGGATATGATGGTAATGTAGTACAAGGTAAAGCACCTAGACAAAATACAGACCAGTTCCGTAGTCAGCAAGAACTCATCACAGCTATGAGTGACCCACGATATGAAAATGATCCAGCATATCGTCAAGATGTAATGGATAAACTTACACGATCACCAAACGTTAATTTCTAGGAGAAAAAATTATGCCAATGGGCAAGGGTACTTACGGCAGTAAGAAAGGTAGACCACCAAAGAAGGCAGCTAATAAAGGGCTGTCTAAATTACCTGTATCAGTACAGAAAAAAATTCTTAAGAAGAAGAAATAATCATGGCTTATACTGACGTAATAAATAGGGTAAGTCAGAATCAGCTAAACAATCTAGATCTAATACTGACGAAACTTCGTCAAGGTGATGGAGGTTCACCTTATACTGCACCACCTAAAGAAGACCCAAACAAAAAGTATGTGCCAGCACCCGGTAAAACTAAGCTGGCATCTACACCTCAAGATGGGCGTACACCTACTCGTCTTTTTTATAATCCTCCATACGATAAACCTAAGATGTTTATAAAAGATGAACAGACTATAAAGGATGCTAAAGAAAGGTTTAAATTAAATACAGGTATTGATTTAGCTAATACAAGGGGATATCAAGTAACCGGAAATGGTTTCTTCGCAGACCCAGCAGGGAGAGTCTTTCAGAATATTGGTGGTAAATTAATATATGAAGGAGACTACGATGAAGACATACATGGTGAACTTTTCCCTGCAACAGATCAGGCTAATCAGTCTATGCAAATCAATCCACTCATGGCACAGTTCCCTTATGAGTTTGCTGGAGGTGTTGTAACTCCAAGGTATTTCACTCCTCCACGATATAGGAATCAACCATTCTTACATATCCGAACAAAAGATATTACAGATGAAGAGTTATTTCATTTCAATAATTTTATAAGAAGTATGGGTGGTGGCTTAGACACAGTTAGAAGACAGACACCCTTATCAATAGGATAATGGCACGTAAAAAAGTAAGAAAAAGAAACGTCTCCCTTAGAATCGGCGTACACAAGAGCCGTAAGGGAGGTCTCACAGCAGCCGGTAGAAAAAAATACAATCGGGCTACCGGCTCCAACCTCAAGGCTCCACAGCCCGGAGGTGGTCCACGCAAACGCTCGTTCTGTGCTCGCTTTAGAGGCATGAAGGGTCCGATGAGAAAGAACGGCAAGCCTACACGTAAGGCTCTCGCCATGAGACGATGGAAATGCTAAATGGCACACAAAGGAAAAGGCTCCTGTAAAGGGGGCAAAAAAGGCGGTAAGAAATATGGCCGCTAAGAAAAAGAAAAAATGCGGATGCAAACACAATGGCAAAAAGAGGACTTTACGCTAACATACACGCCAAGAGAAAGCGGATTGCTGCTGGCTCTGGCGAGAAAATGAGGAAGCCGGGTTCTAAAGGTG